CCCGCGTCAAAAGCCGTCTTCAACGTTTTCTGCGCGTTAAACTTCGAGCGGGGAATTTCCGCTCGAGGAATCATTGAAAATTGATGTGCATTCGCACTCTGGTTTCTATGCATCATTGGCATTGACATTCTCCAATTTCAAACTTGAGCAGTTAGCTAACTTCTCTGGTATATCAAAACAAACCAGTTTCCCTGTTTGTTCATCCCATGTACCTATAACATATAGGTCAAAATCAGACGCATGGTTATGCAATTGCGCATTCTGCGGATTGTTCACAGCGTCTTGAAACTCTCTTAAGGCGACACCCCTTGTTGGTGGATAGAAGGGGTCTTTATATGCATTTGCTACATTGTCGTACAACACTACTACTGGCTTTTCCATTACAAGTTCCTCTGTAATCTTTCTAATTTCGCTTGGAGCACTTTTTGACGTGCGCCAAGATCTGGTTGTTGTTCCTCGCATTCTTTAACTCCTTGCAACGCACGCGACTGCTGAACAAATTCGTACAGATCCGGTGCTTGCTGCTCTAATCGTTTGAAGTAATAGCGGGGTGGTTTTGCTTTGTGTCCGTTTACTACTACGTAGTCGTGCGGAAACACATCGTTTCTATATTTATCTATAAAGTTTGCGCCGATGCCTGGCTTTAAACTCATCTTGTTATATTCAGGAACCCGTGGCATCACTTCACCGGTTTCCCAATCAATAACTTGTCCTTTTGTATTTTCCTCCTCATTCATCTTTTTCATCACATAACGTGCAACATAAGCAGCAGACTCAAAAGTGACATCACCAACAGAACTAAAACCGTGCGGCCATAAGCTTTCCAACTGTGCCGAGCGATAGAGGTTAGAACCGCTGTTAGTTCGTCGAAGAAACTCAATATCCTCAAAAGCAAAATTGAAGAGACAAGCGTGGTAGTGAGGACGGCCACCGTGCGTCCCATACTCACCAGCCATGTAAAAACGAATTGGAGCAATACTTTTGCCAGTTCGATCATCTATGATCTCCTTGTGTCCTTTAAATCGTTTTCTAAGCCGCTTCATAAACTTCTGAAAATCCGAATGTCTTAAACTGTTCCAAGGTGGTGTTTCCTCATACGTCAACGTTATGAAACAGTTTCTTTCCCACAACTGGGCCTCGTGCATACACCTTACGGCCCACTGTCTCGATCTCTCGAGCAGACAACCTTCGCAATGTCCGCAAGGAAGCTGTAATTCTTGGATTGCGTCTTCTCGTCGCCAAAATACAACTTCCTTTTTATCTGTCCGCCACGCCTGGAGCGGGCTGAAACACGGCATTGATCAAAGTCGCCATCCACCGCGCATTGGATTACTGCGCAGGTTTGCTACTTTGGTTTTACTTACTTGCTTTCTAAACTTGCTAGCCGATCGGCCTTTGTTTACGCTCATTCTCTTAACTGGTCGCATAATTGCTCTCCTGGTTAATTTGTGCAGTCGCACATAAATGTCGCATAATCATTATTAAGTTCAATAACTTACGCTACTCTATGTTACAACCTACTCCTTTTTGTTCCCCTCGTACACTAATACTTTAGTACGGGGGTCCCTACCCTTCTATTAAAAGGGTGTCACCTAGCACACTTTAGATCAAGTATATCCGTGTGCTACTGACGCGGACCCTATTCAGGGTCCTTGTCTGCATCGACCGCTGGCGCTGGGTCGACGCTACCTTTGTCCGCTTTCGCGGATTCCTTTTCCTGCTTTTTAATCGCTGCTTTTTCAGCATCGTACATCGCAAGAAACTTTTCCGGATCGTTATCGACAACTGCTCTAACTTCACCAGGCAATGAAAGAAACGCAGCATCCGCTTCTTTCATCATATTCTGCAACTCATGGTAATCCCTTGGGATTACCGTTGCATCAAACTCATTCCAATTAACTTCCTGAACGGGGAGAACGCCGTATTTCCTTATCATTACATTCAAATCAGTTTCAGCTTTCATATTTTGCTGAGCCAGACTTTCGTCTTCACATACAAGCGCGGTGTTTTTCGACACCTCATCCCGATCGTAATTGTATGGAGTTCTAACTTCCATCA